CCAAACTTCAAGCTGCGATGAGCCGCAGTCATTCCTTCTGGATTGTAGTTTTCTCCGTTTGCGGTTTTCTTACAACATTCATACCATGAGGCTTTTAAGTGGTATGAACTGACGATGCGCGGCTGTTCTACAGTTTGAATCGAACAACCGCACAGAGTGATCATCAGGATCACTATCGATGCGATTTTGCGCATTTTCTATTTATAAAGTGGTGCTCGCAGAGGGACTCGAACCCCCGATCAAGCCGTTATGAGCGGCTGGCTTTAGCCACTAAGCTATGCGAGCGAGTTGTAGCGAGAAAGGAGCACGTCGTATCCTCCAATGGCTTGACCATCGAGGATGATATAGGGGACGGTACGAACATTGGGAAACTGCTCAACGAACTCATCGCGAGTGAGCTCACGCCCAATCTTAAACTCTTCGTACTCGTCCCCTTTAGAAGTGATTAGTTCTTTTGCGCGATCACACCAAGGACAGTTATCCTTGCTATACATTATAAACTTCAATAGAGCTCTCCAGTCTTTTGTTTAAAGTGGTGTCCGTGGGCGTTGCGCCATTCACGGAATATCTCTTTTTCATGTAGTCTAGCTTCAACTTCCCAAGGAAGATCCCAATACTTTGTGCTACCCTCGCCTTCAGTTTTGATCAACTTGTTTTTCCATTTACTGAAGTCGGCTCTAACCGCAAGATCTTTAAGGTCACCCGTAGCATACTGACGAATGTGAACGATCTCGTGAGCGAGAACGCGAAACAGCATACGATCTTTTATGTGATTACATATTTCCATGTCGAACGAGCGAGGACGATGATTGTTATCCTCCCACAACACAGTCGCGTAGATACTGGTGTCTTTTAGGGTTTCGTCGATTCTGATAGTGAGTTCGATATTATTAGCCAGTCTTGAACCTAGGGTATATCCTAGCATCCAGCGAGCGGCGCTTTTAAGCATCTTTTGCTTTTTTCGTGTCCCGCCAGTAACGTGAATTACGGCGGAGTTTTTGGCGTATTCTAAAGCGTCTGGGATCATGGCACCTCCCTTTATGCTTAGTGGACTATCATACTCCAATCTTTCACTATTGTCAACTCTATTTAGTCTATTAGAACTTGAAGGTATTGAACTTGGCTTTTGGCTTATTGCGCTCACGGTCTTCCATCCCGAACTTGGTATTATCCATCACCGACTCTGATCGCATAGTTTTGCCACCGCGGCTATCGTCGATCAGATCGTCCTGAGCGGCTTCCTCCAAATCGAACAAGCGCATTTTGACGCGGTCGACGCCAACGAAAAATCTCTTATTTTCGCCAGGATCGCTGTAGCGATTTTTGAGCTGTTTGACTAGAATTTGCCCACGCTCGTCTGCGTCCTCTGTGCGGACCAATGCAATCATGAAATCAGCAGTTGCAGGCAAACCGAACGACTCGGAAGTATCCTCGAGACCAGGATCGCTGTTGGAATATCCAGAGCGAGTTGTCTGAGTAGCAGACACGATTGGTAAGTTGCGCTCGACTGCAAGCCCACGCAGTTCTTCTGCGATAGCTTTGACGTATGTGTAGCTGTTCACATTGGAGCCAGCCTTGATACGAGACGAGCAACAGATATTGAGATAGTCAATGTAGATGATATCTGGAACGAAGTTGCGCTTCAGATTCAACTCATTCAACACATGGCGAATGTGACCAGCATGAGCCGAAGCAGTAGGATACTCCTTGATGATCAGCTTACCTGTAGTCTTTGCTTTCAAACGAGCGATCTTGCTCTCGAACAGATCGCGCGGAAGCTGCTTGATGTCTTCCGTAGCGATGTTCAACAGATTCGCGTCGATACGTTCTGCAATCTTTTCTTCAGCCATCTCCATGGTGATATAGAGAACGTTCTTTCCCATCGCAAGATTAGCTGCTGCGAAGTGACACATCGCAAGAGTCTTACCAACACCCGTGCCAGCGAGGATGATATTAAGTGACTTACGAGATAGACCACCTCGAGTAACCTTGTTCATATACTCAAGATCAAATGGAATCTTTTCTTCAAGGCGATGGTAGTAGTCGTAGCGATTACTGAAATCTTCGATGAAGTCATGACCGATGTGACTGTCAAATGAAACGCCGAGAGCTTCTGATAGAATCTCAGGGATAGAGTTCTTAGTGCGATTGTTATCTTTACCATCAAGGATAGCGATACTATCCATGACGGCATTGAACACTGCACGTTCCTGACAAAACGTTTCGGTAGATTCAAGCAACCAATCCATTGTTACTGGCTCTGGCTCAACGAGATTGCGAACCAGATCCATAGAACGCTTATGTTCTTCTTCACCCAGATTAGTGCTAGACTCAATCTCAATCCCAATCGCTTCACGAGTTGGGCGTGAGTTATACTTTGTCATGAACTCAGTGATTCGCTTGAACACCACACGTTCTGACGAATCACTGAAATACTCTTCTTTTAGAAATGGTAGAGTCTTGCGGGCAAAGTCTTCGTTATGAACTAGATTCTTCAGAATCGTCAGCTCGATCTTCATTCCCAATAGTTCCTACTTGTTTGAGCAAAATGTCATAAAGAATACCAGCGACTGTGTCTTCGAAGCGTTTCTTTATACTATCAGTCAGCATCTCTTCAGCCATGAATGATTCGACGACATGATAGTTAAAGTTTAACAGCGCACCACCATCTTCGAGTTCTTCGCCAACCTTGACGTTCTCGTAGTGATACACAATACCTTCGAACTCACCTTCTTCAATTTGAATGCAAACGAAGTTAGCTACGTCTTCGCGAGTGATATGATTATACTTCACTGCGACTGGATTGTCAACGACGCTTGCCATTTTGTATCACCTTAATTCCCATAGTATAATTTTCGGCAGCAGCTTCAGCCCAGCTTTGGCTTTTACCAATATACTTTTCTGTTACAACATACTCGCCGTCTTCGAAGAAGTCGACATGATAGTCGCCTTCTACTTTGTGAACTTGAGCTCTCTTTGATTGATCATCGCTAATGTATTCACTGATCAGCATTTTCCTCGTCCTCCGAAAGAATTGCACCGTGTGTGATTGAATACTTTTCCTTGATGAAATTGGCGAAGTCAGTTTCCTTGAATACAGCTTTCCAGAAGTCGCCGTTATCAACTATATCTGAGGCTCGCATGTTTGGTGCAAGTAACTCTCCTGTTGAGCGATCAACTCGCGCATACCATCCAACCTTTGGCTTAGATACGTAACCGCCATCAAGAGCGACATCGAGAAGACCACTCCAACGATTAATACCTCCATCAAATGAGATGGTGATTGGGATCTTAGACTTTTCTTTAACATACCTCGACTTCTCTACATTGATTACGAAGTGATAGCCTGCAATCTCAGTACCATCCTTGTCTTGCTGACGACCGAGGATCCAGATGTTGTCTGATCCATAATAAGAACCAGTGCCACCACCAACGATAGCCTTAGGGAACATACCAATTTCCATATAGGTGTGATTGACCACAACCATAGGGATATCCTTCAGTGTCAGATACGGAGTGATCATACGGAACAGAGACTTGAGCTGCTTCGCACGAGACATATCCGCAACAGACTTCTCATTCAGTGCGTCTTCAACTTCCTTCTTAGAAGCAAGATTACCAATCGAGTCAATCACGATCATGACACGCTCACCACGCTCAAGACCTGTAAGCTGTTTCATAATATCAAACTTCAACTGCTCGACGTCCATGATAGGCGTATGCACTACGGAGTCGAACGGAATGTTGAACGTTTTGAAGTAGGCCTGCGGTGTACCAAACTCTGAGTCGTAAAACAGAATGATACCATCAGGATACTTCTTGAGGAACGCTGAAGCCATAAGCAAAGCGAAACCAGTTTTGAAGTGCTTGGACGGACCAGCAAGCATAGTAATACCAGGAACGATGCCTCCATCTACAGAACCAGACAACGCAACGTTGATCATTGGTACCGAAGTTGGAACCATATCTTTCTTGGTAAAGATCTTGGAATCTTCGAGCGTGGCAGTAAATTCAATTGTGCTGTTCTTAATCAGTTTTTCTCTAAGTGACATTTTTCACCTCCATGATCATAGTACCGTATAGTTTCATAATTGTCAAGACTTCTTTTCTATTGTTATTGGTTCCCATAGATCTCCGTCAGTCGTAACTGCTTCTAGATTGTCGACTTCTCTTCGCAGATCCTTACT